TAAGGTTTGTTCCCAAATAATTCCCAAGACAGATAACATCGCCTTCGTTGAACTTGTCACCGAAAATATTACTTGCCGGAGTATGCTCAACCGAGATTGCTCCATAAACATCATGAATGATGTCAGCTGCAACAGTAACACCTGCTCCATAAGTGACACCAGCACCAGAGGCAGTCATGTCAGTAATTGCAGTAACCACACCTAAAGTTGTGGAAAAAGTTGCTTTACCCCAAGAATAAGCTGGGATAAATAAAGATCCTTTATACGCAATACGAAATGCGTTATCATGAATAGTTTGATTGGCTTTCATGACCATTCCGGCTTTTGCGCCCATATTCACCCTACCTGTGGCATAAAGCCAAGAGATGAATTTGTTTTTTTGTGCGAACAAGTCAAATGTCTTGTTCTTAATAGCCATATCCTTCGCCATATTAACGGTCAAAGAATTGGCCTCTGTATGGATTTGCGGATTAAATCTTTCCGAAATCCCTCTTAATAATGTTCCCATTTTTAAAGTTTGTTTTTAATTGTTAATACTATTTTTTTAAAAATGGTTCATTTCCCGATAGCGTTGCCCTCGAGAACAGTACCTAAACATTGAAAACCTTTTGTCTTTCTTATGAGCATTTGAACGGTTAGCGTTGCCTACCGTTATTTTGCAAATCTCTGTAAGAAAGAAAGCTCCTCCTCGTCGTTGCCTTTGGTTATGTCATTACCATGTGTGCCGGTTTGTGATGAATTTGACATTCCTAACTCGTCGAGAGTCTTCTTTACCCCAGCCTCATAGTTCGGTTTCCCCAAGTTCTTCGTGATTACCTCTTTGAATTTCTTGAATAACGCGAACTCCACAGCGTCCTTTGGATGTGCTTTAAGGTGTTCTATATGTTTGTTTTTGCTGATATCTTTATAGACTTCCAGCATGTCGTCTTTTGTAGGCGTTATGCCTAAAAATTTTCCTTGTTTATAAATATCATTAATACCTTCCTGCAATTCCTTTTTGTAATTATCCTCTTTCTGTTTTGCAGTTAGTTGTTGCGACTGTTCAAAATCACTTACAACTCTTTGTTTTTCTTTAAGCTCAGCACTTAAACTCGCTCTGATCGATTGTGCAGCATATGATAAGGCTCCACTTTCAGACAATTTATCAACTTCATAATCAATTTCTTGCTGTACTTCCGGATCGTTGAGGTTTTTCTTATTCCTAACAGCCGCAAGTCTTTTGTCTTCACGAACTAATACATCATCTGGATATTTATCAACATTCAAAAGGTCTTTGAAATAGTTGATGTATTTCTTTTCCTCTGTAATATTATTAGTCTGGTCGTGTTGCTCTACTTTCTTTAAAGCTTCATCAAGTTCATTCCTGTCCTTGAAATTTGAACCAAGCTTTGCATTCAGTTCTGCAAGTTCTTTTGCCTCTTCGGCCGCAAGAACATCGTCAAACTTAAACGGTTCTGGCTCTGTTCCATCATCTTTTTTTGCCGGTTCCTCACCAGCTGTAGATTCAGTACCTCCTTCCTTTTGGTTTCCATCAATACCTACCTTAACCATATCATTGAATGGTTGTAGAAATTCCGACTGAAAAGCGTCTTGCTGTGCCTTATCGTTTAAGTCAAAGAAGTTGTCGTTAAGTTCCATGTCGGCTAATGCCTGATTGCTTTTTGTTTCGTCTGCCATGATTTTTTAATTTTCTGATTTTTATATTAACAAATGTAAGGAATAATTTAATTATGATTTATTAGAGCTTTCGAGTTCCTTCTTCTCGGCCTCTAACTGTTTAGCACCTATGTCAGCCAGTTTCATTAACTCCTGACTTTGATTTTTTTCATTCTCGGTATACGCCTTATTATCAGCATAAATATGAGCCACATCAATATTGTTTTGATTTCTATCATCAGCAATTTGTTTCTGTCTGTCTTGAAGAGCCAATTCATGTTGCTGTTTGGCTTCTTCGGCTGCTTGGGCCGCTTTTGCATTAGCCTCCTGAAGCTTCTGGAAAGTATCCAATCCTTTTTCTAAAATAGCTTTGCTCTCTGAAGCACTCTCCCCTTGCAATACATTGATAAGGTCAAGAATCAATTCCTTATCACTTGCGTTACTCAAAGCTTGTTGAGCTGACATATCAATGATTTCCTTATTACGCTTATCTTTAAATCTGTCACCAAAATAGATGCCTAAATCAGAATTGAAAAACTCACTAAAGACTGTAAGAAATTTAGCTTTTAAATCGCCAAATACATATTGGAATACCTGACCTTCTTTATAAACATACTTGGATTTTACAAGCATGGTATTCAATAGACTTTGGAAAAACTCATCAAAAGGATTGAAATAGATTTCAGTCCTCGCATTGGATTGCAACATAGCCCTATCTGTTCCGGAAGCAGTTTGGTATTGACCAACCTCACCTTGACGCTCTTTATTGAGTCCTACAAACTTTCGTGCAAGATCTTCGATAAGCAATAGAGCATTAATGATATCCTGGACTTGACCTCTATTAGATAAGTCAAGAGCTGTAAATTGATTGAAAGAACTTCTGGCGTTTTTATCTTTTGAATTGATAAATATCATCCGGTCTTTTTTCATATGGTGCATAACGCGTTTTAAAGCGTTTTTGGTTCCATAAGCATCCAAGAACTGTTTAGGGATCTGAGCGGTGTCATACACAAGCGCTCGGCCATCATTGGACCTCATAGCAAGTCGTAATTCAAATAAAAGGTCTGATGCTATTTTCTGAAGTTGCTCGACTCTGGCAACCACCGATCGTATCGTTCCGGTATATAAGGTGTTTCGACCTATAAGGGCAACTACAGGAAGTCTTACCTTCTTTTTATTATCGATATAACTTAAACGCTCTTTGGATTCCCCATGTCTTAAAACCAATGTTGGACCAATCATTTCTATAAAACGTACCGTTTCTACAGTAACCGTTTTGATATTATCACGCTTTCTGCCTTTATCGTTTTTATTTAAAAGCTTGTAAGTCTCCTCACCTGTATGCTCGTTGACAAATACTTTAGCTCTAATCTGTTTTCGTGAACGCCACTTCATATGCATTACACGAATCCTGTTCTTCGAATTGTTATCATACCAATCACGATATGAAACACCAGTCTTACAATTTGTATAAGAATCAACACCATCGCGACGAGCAAAGCTAAAGGGTTCATCATTAAGTTTACCAGAGGACATCTTTTTAAAGAGTTCATCAATCTCTTTAAGCTGTTCGTTATTGAGTTCATATTTGTTGAGAAGTTCGTTTTTGGTCATGAAAGGGAAAGCCGCAAAAATGTTGATATCCGTTTGGATTTCCTCATCAGGGTTGAGGTCAATATAACACTCATCATACTTTGCTCTTTTAATTGTTGGATGACCATCTTTCTCGTCAAGCCAACCAATAACCTGCTCACTAATTAAATAGTCCTGAAGCAACGTTTTTACTTTACGCTTTTCTTTGAGGACTTCTAAAAACTGTTCTACCAAATCATCACCAACTTCTTCAGCAATGGTTTTATAGTTCATGGCGAAAAACTTATCTATATCATCTGGTAAGTCAATATCTGGAGCTTCTGTTTCAGGAACAAATCCGAGTTCGTTCTCGAGCTTTTTGTTCTCTTCCCGGAAAATAGCCTCATTGATATATTTGACTTTCTCATCAAGCTTGGAATTAATAGCATCTTTGTTGATGGAAAATAGTTTTTTCCGCATTGGAGTAGTAATATATTCACCTACCATTTGGTCAACAACCATTTCACATAAAGGATAAATCATGTACTCTACACCTAAATCAAAACCGTATTGTTTAGTCAATGATAAATTAGCCTCAACCTCTTTTGGGCTTAATTCACAATTATACCTTCTGTAATATTTGGCAATCAATTCATTTCTTACAGTGTAAGTATCGTTGCCAATGTATTCGATCATGCGATTAGCATGTTCAATGTAAAGCTTCTTGGTCCATTGAGATTCCGGTAATCTCTGGTTAGGAAGTTCAAATTGGTCATAAGTCATGGGCTTGGCGTTTTAATAATTCATCTTTAATTGATTTTAAAAAAGGATCTTCGACAGGCTCTTTGCTTACTTGCTGTAATCGCTCTCTTTCTTCCTGTAATTTTTTCTTCTTTATCGCCATAAAGTTAATATATTTTTCTCTTTCTGTGCCATCAAGATGCTTACGAGGGTCAAACACCTCTAACTCTGTGTCGTTATAAGCAGTACCATAAGTCTCAACAACAAGATCTCCTTGTGCATTTGTCGTGTAATATTCCATATCCATCAATACATCGCCACCATCATAATCGCCTTCGAGGTCTTCCGTTATCTCGCTAAACATATCAAGTTTGGATATCATACACATTCCATAAGCCATTGCAATATCTGTATTACCATCCCCATATTCTATCAAATCCAAAATTATCAAATCTATCCAAATGTTCTGACAGTTGTTATTAACTTCATGTTTTAAGAGTCTTGTAATAATACCTTTCATTTCTCCTTTAACATGAACTCCATAAGTCTGACGACCCTTATTCGCTATAGATTCATTTCTTAATATAGGTTTTAAAGTAAGGTATTTTTGAGCCATACAATCCTCAAAATAATTGATAATGGTTATTTTAGAGTACTCTACAAGCGTTCTCATACGTCTATAAACACAAAACTTTAAAGAATTACTATAGAACGTATCATCACTCGAAGCATCACTACGCTCATAAACCATACCTACAGGCATATTGTAATCTTTAGATAATCCATTGAAAACACGATAAGACATGGTACATCCCATAGAACCGGTATCATCGGCTACAACTTCATCATAACTATCTGTTCCACCAATATCTGCATCATAAGGAGCAAAAGGATCGTTGACAGGAGGGCAAACTTCATAAACAGTTCCATCTGGATCTTCTACAAACTTAACCTTACTCTCATTTATGATATGAAGTTTATCGCGTTCTTTTTGGGTATGGCACCGTGCTAATAGCATTTCAAGTTGTGGTTCATAAACC